ACCTCCCCATCACCAGCACCTGTTGCAGCTAGCCCAGTAATAAGCAAACCAGCACCAACCCCACCAACACTAAATCTTCCAGACCCGCCACAATATACAGGAATCAAAAGCGCACCAATTGATACTATAGAGTTTATTGATGAAACGTTTAGCGATAATCTTATCATTGACTTATTGTTTGAAGATGTTGGTGGTCAAGAACTCTTAACTATTGCAAGAAATGATACAGTTAATGGTCAAAGTGTTATCTATCAGCCCTTTAAAAATCTGGGAATCTTGCAAGAAACCTATAATCCAACTACCCTACTAAGGTTGCAAGAAACATCAGACAAGTTTTTTTCAAACTTTTTAATTAACTTAAGAAGTAAAATTCCAAATGTTGGTCGTGGACCAAATGGAGCAACATTCTATCTTGAATCCGAAGGGCAAACTGGAAACGCTATTATAGAGTTTATTAATATAAGATCTGACGAACAAATAGAAATTCAAATTGCCAGTGCTGGTATAATAGAAGAGATAGGAGCTTAAACATGATAACTAATACTGGAAAAAGCATTATTGCAAAGTATCTCATTGGAGACACTCCAGCATATGCTTCATATGTAGCAGTTGGATGTGGGGCTGCTCCAATAGACACTGGCATAAAATCTGGAGTATCAACTGCAACATTGTCTGGAACAATTTCATCTACAACTTTGGCAACACAAGTTACTGGTCTTTCGTCTACTGTTGGATTAGTTGTAGGAATGACGGTTACAAGAATTTCGGGTACAGGAGTTTTTGGTGGCGATACAACAATAACTAGCATTGATGGCCCAACAGCAATTACAGTAACATCAGAAACCACAAACACAGTTGGGAATCTTACGTTTAGAACTGGAGGGGTTGCACAAGTTTTATCTGCAGCATCTACAGAAGAATTGTGGGTGGGTGCAAAAATACAAATAATCGGTGGCACTGGAGCATTTGGCACAACCGATGTCATCATTACAACAATCAGATCTGGAACAGATTTTGTAGTTACTCCAGGACCAACAACAAATCTTTCTGGAGCAACTTTATACTTACAAATTGATCCAAACAAAAATGTTTTAGATTTTGAAATGCTTCGTGTTCCAATTTCTTCACGTGGATATGTAAATGACGATGGTGTTAATAAAATTATTTTAACTGCACAGCTACCAACTGAAGAGAGATATGAAATTTCAGAAATTGGAATTTATTCTGCAGGATCTAACTCAGCAGCAGGAAGATACGACAGTAAAACAATATCTGCTTTTTCTGGCGAAGAGCCTTGGCAACTAGTTTCTAGTAATAGCGTAAGCAATGCATCTTCAATAAATTCAAACTTTGTTGAAGCTCAAAACTCTATCATCAATGGCTCTAACGTCATTAGCGTTGATCTTGAAGGCACATCAGGTCCAGAAACATTACAGCCTATAGCAATTAAAACTACAACAAGCAATGGTATTTTTTCTAATGATAAAAGAGTACAGAGATATGAAAGACCAAGATATCTCTCAAATGTTTTATTGCTAAAGGGAAATAGTTCTTACACATACTCTAACGATGAAGACTTTTTAACATATAACGGAACTCCAAACTTTTTACAGATTACTGGACTGCCCACAGATCTAAGTAAAAATTCATCATCAGATTTGATAAAGCTAGCGTTTTCTATAGTTGCTGTAAATGGAGAGTCTAACGATATTCCAGATTCTGCAAATATCATTGTTGAATTTAGTAATACTGATAGAACTCAATATGCATGGATGCAAATTGAAGCAAAAAAAGAACAACACTATTCTATCAACAATAGATATGTTGTTGCAACAAAAAGACTAGATGAGCTATTTTATAATACTGGACAATTTTCCTGGAAAAATGTTTCAATTGTTAGAATTTATGCAACGACTACTGATACAATTTCAATAACCAACAAAGCACTAACAACTAATGTTGCAACCCTTACAACAAGCGAAAATCATTCTTTTACAACAGGCGATTATGTAAAAATTAGCGGCATTGATTCAATTTTTAATGGCATCCATTTAATTACTGGAACACCAACAGCAACTACATTTACTTATGCTAAAACTAATGGAAACGTTACTTCAGCAGCGCTAAGTCCAAATGGAGAAGCACAATACGCAAGTGGTGAATTTTACATTTCGCTAGACGCCTTAAGGCTTGATAACGTAAACACTGTAAATCCTTTGTATGGACTAACTGGATATTCTATTATTCAAAATTCTGATGCAACTACAGTTGTAAAGTCTCAAAATACTAGCAATTATATTGAATATAGATTTATATTGGATGTGACCTAGTGGCTGATTCTGGAATTAAAAAAGTTATTATTAAAAAAGAAGACTTTCCCCCTTTAGCAAAGTTAGCAGAAGATGTTTATGGACACCTTCTAAGATACCGTATTGTGTCAGAAGACAGAAATAAGTTTTCTCACTGGTCAGAAATAACACCATTAACAGTTTTTTCTTTACAGTCTTTGCCACCACAAGTTTCAGGAGAATTAACAGTTTCTGGTTCATCAGTTACAATTGTTTGGGATGATGAAGTTAATCGTCCAAGGTATGATATTTTTGTTAGTTTTGATGGCGACCCCTTTTTTTATCACGGAACATCGCCAATTCATACTTATTCAATAATAGCTCCAGCTGGAACGACTTCAATAGAAGTTGTTATACAGATTGAAAGCATTGTTAAAGAAATATCACAAGTCTTGACAATATGTGAGCTAGACAATATAATAGAATCATAAGGAGAAAAACATGGCAAAAATACCACTACCTGAACGAGGGCAGCCAATTGACGTTAGTTATATTTACCAGATTACTAATGCTGTAAATCAACTATCTGACCAGCTTTCAACAACTGGATATAATTATACAAGCATTGATACAACATCAGCTGGAAAACAAGATATTAAAACTTCAGAAGTAAGAATGATTGGTGGATCTGTTAACATTCCAGCTGGACAAGCATTGGCTGGATCTACAAAAACTTTTGAGTATCCATTTAACGCAAATTTTAAATACACACCAATCGTAACTGCAACAATTGTAAATACTGGAGGTGTTAATACTGCAGGAGATGGAGCTACTGTTGTGCTAACAAGTGTTGATGCAAATGGATTAACTGGTTTAGTTAGGTTTGATACTGCTGGAAATGCATCCACAACAGTTAATCTAATTATAATCGGAATTCCAAATTAATGCAAGAAAAACAAAAACGTCTTTTAGTAGAAACTTATAATAGCGACCCAGCAATTTCTGGCAATAAAAAAGTTTGGTTCTTAAATGGAGATCTTGTAAGACCACATCACACAAGTCGCTCTACTGGAATGGTTACATTTTATAATATAACTAAAGATAGAATGGAAACTTGTTTTACCTCAGATTTTAAACGCAATAGAGAACGTGCATATACAGTAGGAGAAACTGCTAAGTTAGTTAATCGTCATAAAAAGTATATGCCAAGCTTGATGAAAAGGGGAGTAATCCCAGAGCCTATGGGTTCATCTAAGGATGGAAAAACTGGGTGGCAGATAAGAAGCTACTACTCAGAATCACAAGTCAAAGAAATTCGCAGTATCCTAGCGTCAATACACATTGGTCAACCAAGAAAAGATGGTCTTATTACTAACAATATGACCCCTACCAATCAAGAGTTGACAAGGCGCATGGGAGATGGTATACTGACTTATACAAGAACAGAAGATGGTAGATACATTCCTGTTTGGAGCGAATCAATATAATGCCTGGAGGGGTAAATAAATGAACAACGAAGACACCAAGGTAAACGTTACACTAGGTTATACACTTAACCTAGGCAACTTTCAGTCTCTAAGAGTTGATATTGGCGTTGTTGACTCACGTCGTGATAGTGAGACTGTCAATGAAGCTTTTGAGCGTGTCTACAGTTTTGTAGAAGCAAAACTTGCAGACAAAATTAACGAAGCTAAGACTGAGATAGACGAATAGTGGCAGCTCGCAAAGACCGTATGGCTTTGCTAGGCACCTACTCTAGTCAACACTTGAAGAAGTATGGTGCTAAGCCATTACTAAATTTAAATTCAGAACAATGGGCAGCTGACGCTGTTATTGAGTCTTTTGGTCTTGACTTATCCCTAAGACTAGTGTACTATTATTTTGAAGTAGCACAAACCAACAGCTGGACATTTTATGCTTACAATGCAGAAAAACTTTTGCAAGCAATGGATGAAAAGGCTAAAGATGAAAGAGAACGAGCAGAGCGTAGAGAGATGGCAAAAAGGTGGCTAAGTGAGTAGCACAGAGTCAAAGGTAATATCAGCACTACTTGAAGATAAGCAGATGCATGTCTTGCTACAAGCTGATGTAGAAAAGCTACTCAGGACCCATGGAGACATCTGGGAATTCATTCGTAAGTATTTTGAAATTAATCAAGCAGTTCCTCCAAAAGATTTGGTTATTGAAAAGTTTCGTGACTTTGCTGTAGATGAGAACATAGGATCAACAAAGCATCATCTAGAAGAGTTGCAAGGTGAGTATCTAACAGATAGCCTAAAAGATATTCTTCGTGTTGCTGCAGGAGAGGTCCAGTCTGGTGAGGGCAACAAAGCTCTTGAAGAACTTATTACAAAAACATCAGAACTAAAAAAGAATACAGCAACTATTCGTGACATTGATGTTACAGATCTTGCCTCAACAATTGCATACTTTGAAAATGTAAAAGCACAAAGAGCTCTAGGTATAACTGGTATTAAAACCAATTTGCCAGGATTTGATAATTATCTACCATCTGGAATTATGCCAGGACAGCTTGGGGTATTCCTGGCTTATCCAGGTATTGGTAAGTCCTGGATGGCTTTATATTTTGCGGTACAGGCATGGAAGCAAGGCAAGTCACCACTAATCATTTCCCTAGAGATGTCAGAGACAGAAGTTCGTAATCGTGTTCTAACGATTATGGGAGAAGGCATTTGGTCACATCGTAAGATTAGCAATGGTGAGATTGAGCTAGACATGTTAAAGAAGTGGTATGACGTTGAGATGACAGGTAAACCAGAGTTTCATATTATCTCTAATGATTCTGGTGGAGAAATTAACCCATCAGTTGTTCGTGGAAAAATTGATCAATATAGGCCTGACTTTATTATTGTTGACTATCTACAGCTTATGTCTCCAAACCAAAGGTCTGAGAATGAAGTTGTTCGCATGAAGAATTTGTCTCGTGAGTTAAAGCTTCTAGCTATTGGTGAAGAAGTTCCTATTATTGCTATCTCATCAGCTACCCCTGACGATGTGAATGACTTGAGTGGTGTTCCTACTCTAGGTCAGACTGCATGGTCACGTCAGATTGCCTACGATGCTGACTGGGTTTTAGCACTTGGTCGTGCTACAAATAGTGATATCATAGAGTGTGCCTTTCGTAAAAACAGAAATGGTTTTATGGGAGACTTCTTTGTCCAAGCAGACTTTGACAAGGGATACTACAGGTACAAAGACATGGAAGACAACTAGAGGACAACACCCAGATGAAAAGAAAAGAAGTTTACACAAAAGAACAGATTAAACGTGTCTTAACTGGCGCAGGTGTAGACATCATGTCTGAGGTTGATTCTGATTATATTATATTTTGTCCTTACCACAACAACTCAAGAACTCCAGCAGGAGAAGTTGATAAGTCTTCAGGATTATTTTATTGCTTTGCTTGCCAACACGTAACAGATCTTACTCAGCTAGTTATGACAATGAGTGGCAGAACATATTTTGAGGCAGCAAGATACATTAAAAGCAAAGAGACTCTTGCAGACTTAGCCTATGACATTGAAAAACAATTACATGAAAAACCAGTCTACAATCAGTATGACCAAGTTTTGATTAAGCGTTTAAACTCACAAGCTCTAGAGTCTCCACGTGCAATGAGATACTATGAAGGCAGACTTATAACAGAAGATTCTGTTAAAAAGTTTTCTTTGGGATTTTCTGAAAAGCAAGACATGGTTACAATACCAGTTCATTCTCCAGATGGTATGGAGGTTGGTTTTGTTGGCAGATCAATTGAGGGAAAAGACTTTAAGAACACACCAGGACTACCAAAGAGCAAAGTTCTCTTTAATCTACACAGGGTTAAAACGTCAAGCAAGGTCTATATTGTAGAGTCTTCCTTTGATGTTATTCGTTTAGACCAGTGTGGATTTCCAGCGGTAGCTACATTAGGAGCCAACGTATCTAATGTACAAATAGACCTACTACAAAAATACTTCAATAACATTATAGTTATTGCAGACAATGATGAAGCAGGCGGTAACATGAAATCCAAGATTGTAGAACGTCTTGGTGCTCGTGTTAGCGTGATACAACTAGATAAACAATATAAAGATATTGGTGATATGACAAATGAAGATATTAAAAACCTTGATGAATCATTTGACAAAGCCATACTAAACATGCTAAACTAAAAATAAGAAAACACATAAGGAGAAATAAAACATGAGCATTGTAAAAGGACTAGCAAACATTAATGCATTACTAGATAGCAAGCCAAAGTCAGACCCATCTGCAGGGCCAAAGGTTCGTTGGGTAAAGCTAGCTGATGGACAATCTGCAAAGATTCGTTTCATTGAAGAGCTAGATGCTGATTCATCTGGATACGACGCAAGTCGTGGTCTAGCTGTTGTGGTTAAGGAACACACAAATCCAAAAGATTACAAGCGTAAGGCTTTAGACACCATGGATAGCGAAGGTCGTGACTGGGCAGAAGAGATGCACCGTAAGGATCCAAAGGCTGGCTGGAGAGCACGTCTTCGTTTCTACTGCAACGTAGTCATTGACGATGGTCTAGAGCCACCATATGTTGCTGTATGGTCTCAGGGTATTTCAAAGCAATCAGCATTTGACACTATTCGTGAATATGCTCTAGAGACTGGATCAATTTCAAACCTACAGTGGAAGCTGAAGCGTAATGGTCAGGGTATTGAAACAAACTATACTCTAATTC